ACGCCGCCGGATAGCGGACCAGCACGTCCACCATCCACATGGCGCGCACGCCGACGGTGGCGGTGTTGAAGCGGGTGCCGCTGTTGTCGGTGGAGAGCTCGAGCACGCCCCACTCGCCGAGCAGCACTTCGCCCCAGGAGCCGAAGATCAGGTTCGAGGATGCCGCCTGCTCGCTCGACATGCCGCGGAAACCGATCACGTTGCCGTCCATGATGTTGCCGTCCCACAGCGGCGTGTCGGTGGACGTGAAGCGCTGCTTCTGCATCAGCACGGCAGCGCCGGCGGCGTTCGTGACGAAGCCGGGATTCGCCTTGATCGCATTGGCGCCGGCAGCGGTGGAGACGAAGGCCAGCAACTTGGCATACGTGCAGGTCGCCGCATCCTGGCCGGAAGTGATGCCGGTGGTGTTCTTGATGCCGAGCGGCTGCGCTCCGCCGGTGCCGTTGATGATCGCGTAGTCGACGCCGTCGATGGCGATGTCGGCGGCGAGGTCGGCCATCACGAACGCCTCGGCCGATGGCGAGGACTGCCGCAGCAGTTGCTCGGAGACGTCGGTGATCGCGATCGCGGTCTTCGGCGTCATCGACAGCTGACCGAGCGTCTGGTCGGCGGCGGTAACGCTGGTGTGCTCGCCGGCCTGCCAGGTCACCGACGGCTTCGCCGTCTGCCGCGCGAAGGTAACGTTGCCCTGCAGCCCGGAGAGCACCCGAACACCCATCGACATGCCGACCGAGCGGTTGCGCAGGATGTCGATGAAGCCCATGTTGTCGACATTCACCAGGTAGCCGCCCTTCGACCCGGGCGATGCCGCCATCGCCCGCTGCACCGCGTCGCCACCGACCGGGCGCTGCAGGATTTCGCCGGGGACGAGGATGCTCGAGGAGCCGGCGCGACCGAGCTGCTTCGCGACCTGCTGCGAGCACTCGCGCTCAAAGGCTGCCTCCTGCCACAGGCTCGGATCCTGGGCGCCGTAGTGCAGCGCGCGAATCGCTTTGAACAGTGAGTAGCTCCTCGCTTCCTTCTTGGTCAGACCGACGGACGAAGCGGTGACCGGCTGCTCGCGGCCGCGCTCCTCCATCACGTCGAGCAGCTCCTTCGCCACGGTCGAGAGCGGCGTGCCGTTCTCGATCCAGGCGCGCTCGACGCGCGAGTCGATCTTGTTCGACTTGCAGAGGTTGACGATTGCCTCGCGGCGCTCGCGTTCGGCTTCGACGGCGCTGATGGGTTGCTGCGTGGGGGCGGGGGTGCCCGCCGGGGCGTTGGTCACGTCGGCCATGTTGGCTCCTGTGGTAATGGCGGGGACCGCCGGGGACCTCGCGACGACTGACACCTGGTCGTCCGATTTCGTTGGTGCGGTACTGACCTGTACCGTCACCGTCTGATGTGTGCGCCCAACGCCGACCGTGGGATCCGCAGGCACGGTAACCAGCGAGCTCTCGAACGGCTCCCAGTCGACCACGCGATAGATGGGCGGATCGTCGGCGCCGCGCTCGAACTCGCCGGCCTCGGCGTCGAGCGCGCGGCGGAATGCCGCAAGGTCGCCTGGGCGCTCCTCGAGGCTGCGGGAGAGCACGCGCTCGAAGAGCGCACCGTCGAGCTCGCGCTCCTTCTTGCCTTCCTTGGTGGTCGTCTGCTCGATCACCTTGTGGATTTGGTAACCGACCGACACCTTGCTCAGGATTCCCGACTCGACCAGAGCGGCAGCATCGCGGCCTGGTTGCGTAGCGGTCGTGATGCGGATGTCGGAGCGCAGGACGCGGTCCTCGCCGATCGCCGGCGAGTCGGCGACGTGAGCGCCGCGCAGATCGTTCCAGTTGTGGTTGAACAGCACCGCGGCGCCGTCCTTCAGCCTGGCGAGCCGGATGCTCGACTCGGAGTGGTCGAGGATCTCCACGCCCCACCAGCGCTCGTACGGGAGCTCAGAGGAGATCGCGATCCTGACCGTGAGGTCGCTGTCGGCGCCGGCGGCTCGCTTCGCCTCGGCGCGCTTGATGTCAACGAAGCGCTTCATCATTCCGCACGTCTCCCGAATCCCATCGACAGCACGCGGCCGGCCGGTGCTTTTTCATCGGCGTCTGAAGGCTGTTCGTCTTCCGGTGCCGCCAGCGCGTCCGAGACCGCAGGCTTCGCCGGCTCGGCCGGCTCCCCCACGGTGGTGTCGACGTCGATGTCCGCCGCCTCGAGGAGGTCGAGCTCGCGCCGACGGGTGGTGATGACGTCCTCGATGTCGAGCCCGCCGGCGGTCTGGGCGATGACATCGGTCAGCGTCGTGAGACCGCCCTTCACCGCTTCCTTGTAGGCGGTGACTTCCTTGGTCGGATCCACCCAGCTCCAGCCCCGGGGCTTCCAGCGCACCGCCTCGAACTTCTCCGGGTCGCGGCCGTATTCGCCGAGCCCGATCTCCGGCAGCGCCCCAGCAAGCACCGCCTGCTGCAGCCAGACGCGGTGCAACCCGGCGCGAAAGCTGCGGATGAACCACTGCTGCAACACCCGCCAGAGGTCGCGATCGTCGAGCAGCGCCAGGCGCGAGCTCGAGTAGTTGCTCTGGCTGTAGTCGCGCGACAGGCTCTCGTAGGAGACGCCAATCCCGGCCGCCACCTCGCGCAGCATCATCCGCATGAACGGATCCATCGCCGCGTTGGGACGGTTGGGCGCGTACTGGTTGAACTTCTCGCCGGGCCCGAGCTTGTCGATCGCGCCGGACTCGAGCTTCATTTCCTCGGTGCCGTCGGGCTGCCTCTCGCCGATCGGCGTGTCGAGATCTGGCGTCTCGATGAAGCCCATGTAGCAGGACGCGGCGTAGGCGGCCTCGAGCTCGGACTCGCTATAGCCGTCCATGTCGCCCAGCTTTCGAATCACCGCGTGCAACCACGGCTCTCCGCGTGTCTGCGGCCAGCGGTCCACCACTCGCACGTGCACGATGTCCGCGGCCGGTACTCGTTCCAGCGCCTCGCTCGGGGAGGCGGCGGAGCGCACGTCACCCCGGTGGCGAGCCCGCAACCAATAGGCAACCGGCCGCAGGAAGCGGTCGACCTCGATGCCCATGCGAACGTCGGCGCCGTCGCCGGCGAGCGGCTGCAGCTCGTAGTTATCGGCCAGGCGCTCCGCCTCGAGGAATTCCAGCGCCAGCGGAACGCGGCTCGCCCCCACTCGGAAGTAGTGCTTGCGAACGAGCACCTCGCCGGCAGCGAACACTTCCCCGATCGCCAGCCGTTCGAGGTCCGAGAAGTGCAACGCGCCGCCGACGTGGCAGTTCTCGGCGCGCGACCAGTGCTCAAACTCGCGCTCGATCGCCGCATTGACGCGATCGTTGGAACCATTGCGGGTCGTGCCGACGGCCGCCTGCAGGCCGATGCCGGTGCCGACCACGTTGTTCTGCACGATCGAGCGCGCTCGCTTGGGGTAGGCGGCGTCGCGCAGCAGAGCGCGCGAACGGTTGCGCAACTGCGTGAGGCTCGAGGCGAGCTCGGCGTCGGCGCTGCTGGTCGTCGCCAGGCCGGGGGCAAAACGCGATGGGCGCGCCGACTGGTACATGCGCACGACCCGCGGATTGGCGCCAGAAGGCGCGATCCAGCGCGCTACTCTGCGCCGGAGCTGCTCAAGCACGCCCAACTCGCACGTAGATGCGCCGGCGGCTGCCGAGCCCGGCCTGGAGGTCGGCGGCGATGTCCTCGCGGCTCACCTGCGCCCTCCAATACTCCAGCTGCGTGATGAGGTCCTCGGCGGAATGGAAGCGCATCCGCCGGCCGGCGATCTCGTACTCCTGCACCAGGCCGCGGCCGGCGGAGTAGCCCTCGTACAGCGCCAGGAGCCCCTCGTAAATCCGCCGGGCCGATGTGCGCTGATCGAGCACGCCCGCGACGGCGAAGTTCGGGAGCAGGGTGATCCGGCCACTGGCGACGACCACGCGATCGGTGGTCGACTTGCTCGCTACCGCCTGCCAGGCGTAACCGCCGGCAGCGTAGGCGGCAGTGGTGGCGGGCGCCAGGTCGACCGTGTAGGTCGTCCCGGCACCCGTGGCGGCGAAGGTGATCTTCGCTTGACTGTTGACCAGGTAGTAGGCGAGCGACCAGCCGTCGGCAGCGCTGTAGTCCGTGAGCTCGCGGGTCCACTGCCAACGGTCGCCAACGGCGACTTCGGTCGGCTCTCGGGCAGGGACGGCGGCGGTCATGCCGCCATCGTTTCAGGTTACGAGTGCACTTTTAAGCCAAAAAGTGCACAGCTCATCCGCCCTGCAAGCGCTTGTAGACACCGCGGCGACTCATCCCGTGGTGGCGAGCGATGTCCCGCACCGACGTCCCCGCGGTGAACTCGCTGCGCAGCTGCTCGGAGCTGACCGGCTGCCGCTTGCGCATGTAGGCGCGATCCCCGGCCCACTCCTGGCGCACGCGCTGCTCGATCTGCGAGATGCGCTGCTCGCTGAGCGCCCCATCGGTGGCGATTGCCACCCGCAGCCGTTGCACCAGGTCCCACAGAGGATCCATCGTCACCACCTGGTTGCCGACGGGCGGCGAAAGCGCAACCGTCGCGGCGGCGGAATGTCGCTTCCCGCGACGGCCTCGGGCGCCGGGATAGCTCCCGGCCCTTCCTCTTCCGGATTGCCGTTCACCGGTTGTGCAGGCGACTGCACGGTGGCCGGGACGACGAAGAGGTCACCCACCCGCGGCTGCACCGCCGCCTCCAGGCGCGCCCACATCGCCTCGGTGTAGCGATGCAGGTCGAGCACGTGCGAGGCGAAGATCGCGTACACCGTGCAGTCGAGGACCTCGTTGCGGGAGCGCACCCGCACCCAGCGGTGCCGCTCGCCCTGCGCGGTCTTCTGCAGCATCCGCGCCTCGGCGGTGAGCTGATCGTAGAAGACCGCCGGCAGCTCCTTCGAAAAGTGCACCCGACCAGGTCCTGGCTGCGTCACCTTCAGCCGGCCGTGCAGCAGGTCCTTGGCGGTGTCGGTTCCCACGTGCCAGAGCTTGACCCCGCTCTTGATGATCTTCCCCTTCCAATTCACGTCCTGCATCG